CTGTTCGTGCAGAAATACTATCACAAGCAAAACGCCCAAAGGCATGGGTCAGCGGTTGTCCGTGGGATGATAAGCCAGAACAAGAGCCTGTCGATGAGCACGCTTTTGATGGAGGCGTCACCGACGACATGATTAGACAACTGGAGTCGCAGGCAGTTTGTGCATCTGATTACGACGCAGCGCGTTTCGCAAGAACTAAAATACAATGCCTTAAGGAGTTGATGCAATTAAAGATACAAGCAAGGGACTACGTTCACATTGGTGAAGTCGAAGCGGACTACATCAAGACAGGCAGTGCAGTCAAAGCCGGCATCAACTCCATGATTGGCATATTGCCTCCAATGCTAGAAGGACTCAGCGCAGCGGAAATGAAACCAAAACTAAAAGCACAAGGATATATTATATTACAGCAACTCGCCGAAGCAAACAACAAGGAACACACATAGAACAATGGGCAAGCCAGCACGCAACGACATCACAAGAGATAAGATCAAGACCAAGCCACAGAATGACAAATACGCATCTGGCTGGGAAAGGATATTCGGTAAGAAGAAAACACAAGAGCAAGAACAAGATGAGCAAAGAGACAGAGACAGCGGAAGTGGTGGCGGTGCGTGACTGGAACGACTGGTGCTGGGATGTTTGCATCAGCTACAATCCAACCTTCAACACAGAGTGGCACAGCTCATGCCAGGCAATCCAGTTTCCACGCGACCGCAAGCCAGAGATTGGTGACGTGATTGAATTAGTCGAGGATCAGATGGTGATTCATGAAGGCAAAGAGGTTGCCATCGACATCAGAGTGATTCGCATGGACGAAGAAGGGAACATATTTTTGGACTGATGGGTGTTGCACTAGACGCATTTTGCAGAGCTGTCATGCCGCCAAGCGACATGGACGTAGTCGAGTGGGCGTGCAAGTATGTGAAATTACCACAGAGCAGCAGATCACCCAATTTTGACATTGACAGCACCCCTTGGCTTAGGTGGCCGATGCTACAGATTGCAGATGACGAAAACAAGGAAGTTGTCATCATGGCTCCTGTTGGCAGTGGCAAGACCACTATGCTGGAGGGATTGCTCCCGTGGATTATAGCAGAGGAGCCTGGCCCGTGCTTGGTTACCATGCAGACTGATGACGACGCTCGAACATTCGTTGACACCAGATTGCATCCAAGCCTCAAAACAAATACAAAGGTATTGCCCCTCATACCAAGCGGCAAGCAACGTGGTAATTTTAGGAAGTCTGAAATTCTCTTTGCACACATGCCGATGCACATTGGAGGTGCCAACCTTGCCAACCTTCAAAGCAAATCCATTCGCTGGGTGATCTGTGACGAAGTGTGGATATTTAAAGAAGGCATGCTGGAAGAGGCACGCCGGCGAACTCACGACAGATGGAACAGCCGCGTCGTGCTCGTCTCACAGGGTGGCTCAGAAGGCGACCAGTTCGATGGCGCATTTCAAGACGCATTGATTCACGACTATTGCTTCAAATGCCCATCATGCGACGAGCGCCAGACGTATCAATGGAAGCAAGTGAAGTTCAAGCACATTAAGAACGAAGCGGAGGAGTGGGACTGGGACGAGATCAAGAAGTCAGTGCATTACGAATGCGCCAACGAAGACTGCAAAGAGAAGTTTGAAGACAAAGCAGAAGTCAGACGCACACTGTCAGCAAGCGGAGAATACATCAGCCGCAACAACAACGCCAAGCCAGGACGAATCGCGGCAACATACCCAGCAATGGCAGTCTGGTGGATTGACTGGAGCAAGCTGGTCATGGAATGGATCACAGCACAGGACGCACGCAAGCGACTCAACATGGCACCATTGCGGCAGTTCATCCAGAAGCGACTTGCTCAGTCATGGGTTGAGCCGAATGAGACTGTCACGCTTAAAGGAGCAACAGACGCCTATCGTATGGCAGAGTATTTCGACGGACAGAAATGGGAGTTTGAGAATTTCCGCTTTATGACAGTGGACGTCCAGCAAGATCACTTCTGGGTAGTCATCAGAGCATGGAGCATTGAAGGCAAAAGCCGTTTGCTGTATGAAGGCAAGATCGACGAATGGGAAGGTCTGCGAATGTTACGAGACAGAATGAAGGTGCCGAATCGTTGCGTCTTTGTTGATCGTGGCTATAGACCCGACACAGTAGCTTTAGAATGTCGCAAGTCAGTAACCGCAGACGATCCGAACCCGTGGAACTGCTTACTTGGTGAAGAGGCAAATGGATACGCCACCAAGATTGGCAAGCGCAGAGTCATCAAACCGTTCTCCTCAATTCAACGAGCGAGAACCCACACAGGAGTTTATTATAAATATGTCAAGTTCTCAAACTTACTTGCAAAGGACACACTATCGGCACTCATGAGAGGCGAGGGCAACGGCTGGCAGATTGGCGTTGACCACAGCAAAGAGTATCTCAAGCAGATGCAGAACGAAGTCAAGCGCGAGGTTTCACCAGGCAAGTGGCGATACGTTGTCAGCAAGCCACACGTCGGCAACCACCTTTGGGATTGTGAGACAATGCAGATCATCGCAGCCTCAATTTATAAAGTATTTGCCTTTGATGCACAAGTTGAAGCCGAATAGTTGAAATGAAAGCCATTTGTAATGGCTGCATCATCAAGATTCATACAATCGCTTCGTCGCTACGGCGCGAGAAGTGCAAAAAACAAAGCACGCATGGAAGCGTGGCTTGAGGACGCAATCGAAGAGATTGCAGCTAATAAAGGTTCTGACGTAGTTAGCGGCAGTGCCAATGGTGCATCGTTCTCATCAATGGCGAACATGACAAACTCTGAGTGGTTTAGCTGCTTGGACGAGGCATTACAGATGATTGACAAAGGAGTCAACTACACCGGCAAAAGTTTCGGACAATTTTAATATGAGCATATTAGACAGCAACGGACGCCCGACCGAACACCAGCGCAAGCTAGTCAGCAGCAGCGACAGATACACACGCGGTGTTCCTTGGATGCCAGACTTTGCCCGCGACCTAGATGACCTGTTCACACAGTCAGACCATCGTGCGACCATGTCACAGTCTCGCGTTATATTTTCAAACTTCGGAGTCCCTCGCGGTGCTATCATGCAAAAAGCTGATGGGGTCGTCGGCAGAGCATGGGAGCCAGAATTTAAAGGCAAGGACAACGAGTTCGGCGACGCAGCAAAAGAATGGCTGCAAAGCTGGTTTAATGTCTGCGACGTGCAAGGCAACTTGCAAGACTTCCGCACATCTTTAAAGATGAACAGCGTGGCAGTTGACCGAGATGGCGACGTCTTCATCTTACTCACCGAGACAGAGTCGGGTTACCCACAGATTCAGCACATCCCAGCGCATAGAGTTGGCACACGTCCATCCAGCGTGAAAGAGGACATTCTACTTGTCGGCGCATATCGTGGCAACAGGATACGCAACGGAGTCGTTGAGAACCGCAACGGATCACCGGTCGCATACTGCGTGCTTGGTAACGAAGCAAGCGGCGACAAATATATTTCATCACAAGACATGGTGCATATTGCCGATCCGCAATGGCACAACCAAGGCAGAGGCATACCAGCACTGAGCCACGCCATTCATGAGCTACGCAAGGCAAAGACATCACAAGAATGGGAGTTGATGGCGCAGATGATGGTTTCATCTCATGCACTCATTGAATACTCAGACACAGGTGGCGTTGACCTCGATGATCCAAGCGTAAGCCTCACCGGCGAAGTCGGCGACTCTGACAGGCTTGCAGTTCAATCATACTCTGGAGGCATGGTGCGTCACTTTAAGAGCAACAGCGGCAGCAAGCTTGAGAGCATCGACCATTCACGACCAGGTGATATGTGGGACAAGTTCCAAGATCGCATCATACGTGAGGCACTCGCCGGCATTCCGTGGCCAGTGGAGCTAGTATGGAAGGCTGAGAACGTCACAGGAACAACCATCAGAAACATCCAAGCACGCGCACGCTCCAGCGTTGAAGCGCGTCAAGACGTGCTACGCAGACCAGCTCGACGCATTGTTGGCTGGGCATTGTCTAAGGCAATCAA